AGATACGAGCCAATTGCTATTAAAACACGAAAGAGACCTCGCAGAAATCTCCGCCTGAACAAGTGCCTTCGTGGTTTCGATTAGAGGCTGGGCGTCAATAGAAATCTTGGAACTGGTTTTTGAGCAACGGACAGGGCGGGACGGTTGGAGGCGTCCGTCATAAAGGAACTGGAAATTAGTGATTTCGTCAGATATGCCTCGGAGTCCGGCACACTGCTCATTGAGGGTTCTGTCTTCAGTTAAATCAGTCGCTATGTTATAAGTTCCCGTGCAAGAAACTCTTGCGGAATCCGAATAAACGGTGGCGTCAGTCGGTTGACTAATGATTGATTTAGCCCGGGCATTATTCATTGGAAGGCGGATATTTGCGGCAACTTCACCAGCCTGCTGCGAATATCTGTAATTTTGACAACTTAAAATGTCCTGTACAATGACCCCCTTTTCTTTCATTGCTCCCAACATATCACTCTCAAATCCGCTTCCCATGTCAACTTCCTGAACAACGAGTTCCACATTGCTCAAAGTATAGGTTGGCTTATATGCTGGGACCACAACCCCGACTCTATCTGTCGCAGACATTGAGACAACATAATCTCCCGAATTTGCTGTGAAAGTTGTGGCGTCAGTTGATACTGCGTCCGCTGGGTCGAATACGATTTCAGTCCCCGAGGCGTTAGTGTTAATCTGACTAATGATAAGGTCCTTATCTGTGGTCAGAACAGAAGAGTTGTCTTTCTTTACAATCGCAACTCGCTCTCCAACACAAAAGGGACAATTCTCCGGAACCCCAGCTCCTACGGTATTTCCTTGAGAGTTATCTTTCGCAAGGAAGATTTTATCAATGATATTTGTGTTCGCAATATCTGCTCCTGCTCCGGCAGTGGAACCATTGCGAGATAGGAAAACCGGATTGAGAGCAAGGCGTCTGTCCCTCATTACACTGTCAAGCTGGGTGATACAGCGACCAGCCTGTTCAAGAGTAATAACTATCTCAAGACCAGTGAGAAGATTGGGGAATACACGGTCCGACCTAAATATTCCCGTTTCTAATGGAAGACACAATTTTGCAGTGTTAAAGGAATCATTGGTGAAAGCTGTGCGTTTATTACCGGTAGTCAATGGGTCTTCTTTAAAATATGGATTCGTTAGAATATCAGCACAATCGGATTGTGTGGACCCCTGAGTTCCTCGGGTGTTGGGATACCATATGGTGGCTCCTTCCGTTAATGCCCTCTTTGCCTTCTCCGAGTCATTGGTGTCAAAATCTCTCATTACGGAAACCATTGAATTATATCCCTGAATTTCCTCAAGTAATACGGAACCAGTTGAGGCGTCAGAATATATGCGGATATCTCTGATTAGAATCTGACCACCTAATTCGGGATCAAGTTGGAGCTTGGTTGCTTTACCATTTACCATGTCTCCCTGTAATTTAATATCTGCCTGAATATAACATTCTCTCGGCTGGAAGAACTTGGTTGTTGGAGGGACTTTAATTCGAACCTCTTGACCTCCCGTAAACGAAAGACCATTTAAAGCAGTGATAGCACTGGAAGTTTGCACAATTGGAATTGTTGATTCAGCTCGCCAAAAAGATTTACTCATTTTATAATATCTTAATATATTAAAATAATTAAAAAAGAATTATGAAAAAAAAGATTTTAATTTAAAAATTATTGGATTTGTCTTCCAATTGCCGCTCCTCCCTGTGCGGCCGAAGTCAATCCCTGAGCTGCTCCTCTCTGTGCTGATTCCAAGTCTGATTGGATTTTAGCTTGTTCACCTTTGGCTTGAGTGTCTTGTTCCTTTTTTGAGGGATCAATGTCTAATCCTTCATTTACATTTCCAACGGTTGATAATGCGGTACCAGCGACTTGAAGTCCAAGTCCAAAGGCCGCTCCCGCCCCAGTGAACTCAAGTCCAGTTCCGATTACGTCTAATAAAGCCCCCCCGATCTCTGCTCCTTGTTCATTCCATTTAAACTTTTTACCTTCCCAAAGACCTTCGATTGCTGTTCCGGCTGATAATGCGGCACCAGCTATACCAGCACCTCTCGCCAATCCAACTGCTGCCTTTCCGAGTCCCTTTGCGAGTCCTTTTTCTGCGGCTTCCTCTCCAGCTTTTGCCGCCACTTTCTCTGCTCCTCTCTCTGCCCCCTTTTCTGCTGCTTCGCCCCCCACCCTTGCTCCCACAACTTTCGCTCCTGCTCCTACAGATCCTTTTTTTAGGATTTTTTCTGTTGGTTCCACACCCAACCTCTGTGCCTGCTTAAAAGCAATTGCTGCTTTTTTACCCTTTGCTCCTCCGTCATATGCCTCCGATATAGTTTTATAGGAGTCCACTCCTAAATCTAAATCTGCGTTTTTAAAAAGTCCCGCAGTCGGTCTGAATTTAGTGACGCCACGAAAAGCACCGGGTATTTTCTGACCGTCTTCTCCAAGAACGGTAGAACCAAATCCGCCGGCACCGCTCGGGAGTTTAGCTGCTTCTTCTGCTGATATTGCGACCTCTGAATATCCTCCTCTTTGTGCGAGGTTCTTTGCCGCCGCAGTTGCCGCCGCTCTTGTCTCTTTGATTTCAGTGAGTGCCTTTGGGATTGAGGTTGCTTTTGCTAGGGCCCCAGCTCCGCCACCGGCTCCTGCTGCCTGAACCTTTAATTGTGCCAAACCAGCGACCTCGGTATTCGCGTCAAGAGTATCTTGGAGATCCTCTTTGGACTTGTCTATTTGTGCGGCTATTTCTTTATTGCTCTCGAATACTTGTGAATTGTAATTCTGAAGACCCCGAACAAACTCGGCGTCCTGTGATCTGTCTGACGATACAAATTCCATGTTTATATTATTTAAAATATAATAAAATAATCTATTAAATAATTAATGAATATATTTATTTTATTCTTCTACTTTCACATTTTCAGAAGGATATATTTTCTCATTAAAATTAATCCAAATCTCAGCAGGATTCTCAGTTAACTTTAATGTCATGAAATCATATTTATTTTTAACTGCTTTCTTATACATTTCTCTGAAATTTTTATCGCCTGAGAACATTCCCGAATATTCTTCTGAAATTTTCTCCAACTCCGATTCATTAGTTAATTTTCCAATTAATACCCAGTTTGCATTCGCCCTAATCGTTGGGCTCGTTTTACGAAACAGTTGAGTAGAAATAATTAGCAACTGAATGTTGCTGTGTCGATATCGGGAACTAATGTTGTTTAAGGCAGTAGTCTTATCTCCAAGGCAATCGTCTAGAACCAAAGCAACTGAGGGCATTTCGTCCCTTTCATATTTAGACTGAGACTCAACTAAATCATGAATCATTTTATCATTGTAATGATCCTCGCAATCAAATGCCTGTTTTAAGAATCTTGAGGTTTGGTCGTTATTAATTGTATTACTAATAATTTTAACATAATCGAAATAATCTTGACCATAAAATTCCTTGTTTAAAAACATGTTAGAAATTATGGTGCTTTTTCCGCTTTTTGTCGGCATAACCATGAGTACTAGAGAACTCGGTTGAGGCAGGTTCGGGTGTAATGGTTTTATCTTCTGATTTGGTGGGTCAACGACTTTAAGAATTTTTAGTTTCTTACTCATTATATTTATAGTATATAATATTATTTTTTTTTCTTTTTAACTAAATGAATTTTTTATCTCAAGAAATATCGGTGTAATTCCATCATTACTTTCAAATGGTTGTAATCTATTTTAGCTCTATTATTATTACACTTTTTACAACATATATTTCTAAATGAACCGCTACTATGATGATGGTCGGTACATTTATCATTAACAAATACTTTATTACATAATTCACAATTAGTAGTATTTTGATATTTAATACATAACTCATTAATGAAATCTTTATCATGTTTAAATCCCATTTTATTCCAATTTGCTTTTAATCTATTTCTTTGTAATTTTAATTTCCCTTCATCAGTTAAATTATCTTTCCATACTGCATATCTACCCCTTTCTTTTTCATTCTTTTTATTTAAATATGTTGGATCATTTTCCTTCTTTTTTTCATAGGTAAGTTTTCTTTTTTCTTTCATTTTCTCCTTATTTTTTTTATTATATTCTCTTTGTCTCTCATTTATCTTTTCTCTATTTTCTTCATTATATTTTTGTTGTCCTTCTTTATTTGAGTAGGGCATTATATCTATTACTTAATTTTATGTAGCATTATATCTTTAAATATCTAGAATAGTTTTTGGTTGCCTTTTGCTATTTTTTCTTTTTAACCAAATGAACTTTATCAATTTTATAGGCTTTTGATTTCGGATTGATTGCAGCATAGACTCTAGCATATGCCCATGTGTCTGCTCCTCCTTTGCCTAATGCTTTTATCTGCGGTCTTACCGACTGCGGATTAGAGAAGAAAGCTCCCTGACCCTTCTTAAATATTGTCTTTAGTCCTTTTAATTCATATCCCGATATCTCTGAGATCTCCTTTAATGAATGAGATTTTGACAAGGGTTTTATTTTATGTTTCCGATTAAAATCCTGTTTATATGTCATTTATTTTATAGATTATATTAATTTAAATTTTAGAGTCCTCAAAAAATAATATTTGAGGACCCTATTTCATTTTTGAGGACCCTATTTCATTTTTGAGGACCCTATTTCATTTTTGAGGACGCAATCCAAATATAAAGAAAACCTATGTCTTACCGTCATAAAACATAAGAAATCATTAAAAACATATAGACCATTAAATAAAGAGCGTCCTCAAAGTCCTCAAAGTCCTCAAAAAATATGAAACAAAATATGAAAAATAAGAAAAGTGAAATCAACAAAATGACGAAAGCAAAATTACAATTATTTTGATTAAGTTTGGGGACTTCGGGGACTTCGGGACTTTTCGGGGACTCACCATAAATGATTAAAGAATCCGGGTTCTCCATATCTTGCGGGCTTTGGTGGTTGGACAGCATTCTGAACCATATTGCGGAAATGGGTTTGTTCCGAGTGTTTGCTTTCTTCTTCTTTCTTCTTTTGTTTTCTTGCCCTCCGTTTCGAGTCATAATTCTCAATAGCAGCTTCTTGTAATTTAACCAACATATCGGGCGGAATTTCCTCAAAAGATAATGTTTTCCCATTCTTAAAGGGAATAGGTGCTGGTGCCGGTGCCGGTGCCGGTGCTTGGTGTGGTTTGTCCTCAACCTCGTCTCTTAATTGCTGAATCTCCTTCTTCTTCTTTTTGGTTTTGAGTTCTTTTAGTTCTTTCTTTTCAGCGGCGGCGGCTCTTCTTTTTGCAAGACCTTTCTCACGACCAATCCTCAAGCGTTCCAGTTGAGCCTCTGTCATAACTCTTTTCTTTTTAACAGGTTTAACAGGTTCCACAGTTAACTCTTTCTTTGTTTTCTTCTCAACAAATATATCTTCCTCGGGAATAGAGGATTTCTTTTCGACCTCGGGAAGCTGTGGTTCGGGAACTTCCTCTATAACAACCTCAACATTATCGTCGTCTGATTCTAATTCTTCTTTAAGGGGTTCGGGAGCTTCCTCAATAAATTCAGTTTCTACTTTCGGCAATAAATCCATTTATACTTTATAAAAATATAATAAAAATATTTATGTAATTTTAAAATAATTTACATAATTTTGGGAAAAGAATAAGATAAAAAATCTAAATTAAAATAACCACCAACCTCCGGACAACTTTTCTACTTCCTGTTTCTCTTTAATTTTTGATTTGATAAATAGGATATCTGCTTTAATATCAGATAAGTCTTTTGATATTTCTTTAACAATTGAGACAACTTGCTCAATAGGTTTGGGGTGATCTTTATCTGTGTCAATATCCATTTATAATTTAGTAAATATAAATTTTATAAAATTATCTTTCTTAAAATATAAATATTAATCATGAGTGAATCAGAGGGACAATTGCAAAATTATTCAGTTGACCAATTAGGCGGTTTCGTCGTAATGGTTGCCGGGGCAATAGGTTCTCTGCTCCTTGTAGTTTGGCAGAGCAAATGTCATTGTAAAGTCAATTGCTGTTATTTGTTTCAGTGTGAAAGACGACCACCTTCGGAAGAAGAAATGAAAGGATTAAAAGACCAAGCTCAAAAACTAAAAGATAAACAAGATAAAAAAGATAAAGATAAAGACCTTGAGAAAGGGAAAGTGGACTTGGAAAAGAAACCGGTAGCACTAGAACCCGAACCGGAACCGGAAATATTAGTGCCTTCACCATAAGGTTCGGTACGCCCAATAATTTGCAGTGTTCTTATCAAGATAAGTTAACTCACCTTTTTTATTTTTAATTTTACTTGCTCTTGCTCTATAACTATCCCGACGTTTTTTATCATTATGATCAAGAGATTTATATTTCCCAATTTTATCTTTAAAGTGTTGATACCTTTTATCTCCAAAATTTATCTTTTTAACTTTCCCATTTTCTCCTTTGACATATACTGAATATTTTTTGTTCTTTGTTTTACTCACAAAAGGTTTGTAGAGAATCGGTTTTCCGTCTTTCGTTAAAGGCATTTATTATAAGTATATATAAAATTAATTAAGTTTATATTTAAAAATTAAAATATATGTTAAAGTATATAAAAGAAATGAGTGAAATCACGGATTCCGAAAGAATTAAAAAGATATTGATTCAATATGAAAAGAAAAGAACTAGAGAAAAAGAACGATATCTTTTGATAAAAGATACAGAAGATTTTAAATTAAAAAACAGACAAAGAGCCAAGAATCATTATGACAAAAATAAACAGATAAAAAAGGATAAATATGATAATGATAAAGAGTTCCTGAATGCAAAATCTCAATTTTATTATTATAAAAAGAACAATAAATTGGATATATTCGAGGAAAAATATCCGCATAAAATCAGCATTTTAAAGGAAAGAAACTATCCGATAGTTTAAAATTCTAGATAATTAAATAAATACTTTTTTAACTTTTTTTAATTATTAAAATTTAATGGTCTCTTAACGTCATTAAAAATTTAATTTGATTTGTTATCTTAACAATTAATTAATTTCTATTCGTTTATATTTAAAGTTTATTTTCTATTATATATTATATAATAATGACTCAAAATAAGATTTACAATAAAATATCTGAATTAAATAATATGGAACCATTTACTCTTAAAGAGAAATACAATATCTCAAATGCCCAAAAACTCCTTCACCTTGACATTCTAGACGAAGAAACAAAGGGTTCTTTAAAGAAATATTTAAAACATGGAAAGGGTGGAATGGTTGAGGTAGAATATACTGAAAATGATATTGGAAGATTAAATATTAAAGTCAAAGGATTAAAAAAGGGTGAAGCATGTCGGACACAAGTCGGAATGTGGAGACAAGCAAAATCGGCTCTGTGTGCTAGAGATTATGTTGATTTAGATATGGTCAATGCTCACCTTGTTTTTGCGGAACAGGTTTTCCGTGAATCTGAATATGATACAACTATCCTATCAACCTTTAACAAAACCCGTGATAAATTCTTTAATAAAATGCAAAGTCATGGAATTAATAGGGATCAATGCAAATCTCTTGTCCTTGTAATCCTTTACAATGGAACAATTAAAACTTGGTGTAATGAGAACAAATACCCTGAGTCAATGATTAAGGGAACTATTATTTCTGATTTAGAAACTGAAATGAAAGAAAACTCAAAAAAATTATTAAATACAAATGAATTATTAAAGTATAGATTAGAGGCAATCAAAAACAAGGGTGCCGATTATTATAACCTTGACGGAACTGCCCTTTCTTATTTCCTTCAGACAATTGAGTCAAAGTGTATTCTTTCTCTGTATAGGTTTTTATCTAGGAAAGGATTTACGGTTGGAGCTTTAATTCATGACGGTCTTCATTTACAAAAGAAACCCGACATTGATGAAGATCTTCCCTTTGATTATACAGATATCATTAAACAATCAGAAGCAGTAATTCTTAAAGATACCGGAATCAAAATCCAACTTAAAATTAAAGAGTTTCCAATTATTGAGGAATTAGACAATATCATTGTTGTGAGTTCTGATAAAGAAGGTGGTGATTATATTACAGATAAACTTAAGAACGATTATGTTATTTCACAAGAAAGAATTTTTATGAGAATTAATAATGTATGGACGACAAATGATAAAGTAATCAAAAGAGGATTAATTAAAGCAATTGGAAATATGAATATTTTCTTCGGAAAAGGTGAAGACATTGTACCATATTCCACAATGGCGAAGTCGTGCAATCAAATGATTCAGTATGTGGAACCAACAGAAGACGAAGATTTTATTGATAAATTATGGACAAGCAATCTCCAAAAATTATGTTTTAAAAATGGATATTATGATTTTAAACAAAAAAAACTTGTCAATTATGATTTAGATACTCACACAACAATCAAGATTAATCGGGAATTTAATAAAGCAGATCCGGAATATGTCAAACAAGTATATGATAAAATTCTAAATCCAATATTTAATAATGATAAAGAACTCATGGATTGTTGGTTAAATTACATTGCCCGAGGCGTTGCCGGTCATGTTGAGGATAAGAATTGGGGTGTTGGTATTGGTGAGCGTGATTGCGGAAAAGGTGTCCTTGTTGGACTTTTGGAATCATGTTTTGGCGAATATTGTCGGTCAACTAATTCAGAAAACTTCCTTTATAAAAATAATGGAACAGATTCAGCAAAGGCTCTGTCTTGGCTGGTACCCTTTGAGTTTAAGAGATTACTATTGACGAATGAAATTACAAGGGATTCTCAAGGTAAATATAAAATCAACGGTAATGTCCTTAAAAAGTTGAGTTCAGGTGGAGATAAGATTGAGGCACGAGTCAATCATAAAGACGAAATTAATTTTAAGATTCAGGCACGAGTCTGTATGTTCTGCAATGACCTTCCTCCAATTGAGCCTGCTGACACAAAGGAAACTTCTTATTGTTTCAGGTATCCGTCAAAGTTCCTTAATAAAGGAGACGAACGCCTTGGAAAACCACTTCTTAGACCAAAAATTATTATGAAAGATAATGACGAGTTTGACTATGTATTAAATGAAAATGGAGAAAAGATAATGGAGAATGTCTGTAATTTCTATCCTAAAGACGACGAAATTAAATATTGGGCAAAATCACCAAAAGTAATGGACGCCTTTATTGAGATTCTATTTTCTCATTATGGAGACAGGACTGAAGTTCCGGAATGTATGAAAGAAGAAATGAATGAGTTCCAAGAAGAAGAAAAAGAAGAAGATAAATTCTTATCACTATTCAGATTTCCCGGAGATAAGAATTGGGTAGAAGACGCAAAGGATTATGTGTCCATTGCTCAAATGAATGTGTTATTGAGGAAAGCACATATTAACTTATCTGCTCAAAAATATAAAAATTATTTAACTCCAAAGGGATCAATTAAAGGTAAAAGAAAAATGGAAAGCACAGGGAAGCGTGAGGCATGTTGGATCAATTTACAAATTGACGAAAATAAGGTGGAGGAAATGCAAATGAAGTTTGAGGACGAATAATTAATATCCTGATTTTTTAGGAGGAGCAGTTGGCTTCTCGAATATTTTAACTTTGATTTTTTTACGATTTTCTTTATTATTAAGAATTTCTTCTTCCATATTTACCGGTAAAGGTTTCGGTTTACTTTTCTTTTTTTTAGGCATTTATATTTATTAAATATATAAATATTTATTCCTCAACTTTTTCAATTACTTCTTTAACAACTTCTTTAACAGCTTCCACAATATCTTCTTTTTCGTCAGGTTCACCGTCAGCCGGACGGAGACCCTTTGCAACTTGAGATTCGTGAATCTGCTTTGCCCATTCTTGTGCCTCTCTTGCTTGTTCGTCGGATAACATTGGATTGGAAGATTTGTCGCTCATTGTTTATTTATAATTATATCATATAAAAAAAATATATTTTATAAATTATAAATAAATGTCATTGATAATTTGCTCCAATGAAATCCCAGGTTCAGGTGTCAGATCTTCCGAGTTCCAAGCACCGTTCTCATTCCACAATCACCTTGAGCAACCTTTAAGAATTCCCGCCGATTCTGAAGTTGCCGTCCAAAGTTTAAAAATTAATAAAGAGGGGTCAATAAGTGTAAGTCCAAATACTGTTTGGTATGAATATTTTGGTATCGAACCAACCGCCGCAAATAAAGAACAAAGAACTTCCACGGCTCATTATGTTGACCTAAATATTGACGGACCCCGAGAAGCAACCGTTGACACTTGTGCGAGAGATTTCATATCTCCCGCTCTGAACAGAGGTGTTCCAAATCCCGAGACTTTTGGTCTTGCGGCGGCTGTACCTAAAAGAGACGCTGGAGGCAATGATTTTGAGGGTTGGGATATGACTTTCCAGCAAAGAGCGAATGCCACGGGTCTTAATAATAGACCCTCAAACTGGGTAAATAAATTCGGAACGAGTGGAACAAATGGTGGGTTATCATTTAATTCAGCCTCTCACACATTGACAGCAACCGGAAAGACTGGTTCAGCTCGTTCTTTAAATCAAGCTATTGGAACCACAACTCCTCTCGCATTAAATAACGGAGTCTTTGAGGTTGATTTAACTGGACTTAAACAAGACGGCACGAATGTCAGTTGGGGTGTTGGTTTGACACGGTGTCAGACAATAGCGGGGGCAGTCAATAAATTATATAATGC